CTCTTGTTAATGATAATCTTGGTGAGCTGGTTGATACCATTGCTCATGAAGTTAGTCATGCTGTGGATCACCTTGCGGAACATATAGGCGAAGAAGACAACTTTGTAAACGAAACAAGAGCCTATCTCTCAGGTCATCTAGCTGGGCAGATATTTAAAATCTGCATGCACGAAAAGGAAAAGTATGCTCGAAAAGCAAGTCGAAAAGTATCTAGTAAAAAGGGTAGTGGAGAACGAGGGACTAACGTTCAAATGGATCAGCACAGTGTCGGGAGTGCCGGATCGAGTAGTATTCCTGAACAACCAAGTGCACCTAGTGGAGTTGAAAACATTGAGTGGGGTATTGTCCCCGAGGCAGATCCTAGTATTTGATCAGATAGGCGAGCAAGGTTTTCCAGTTCATATTCTTAGAAGCTACGATGACATAGAGGAGTTTGTCCGTGAAGTTATGCGCAAGATGTAAAGAAACAAAACTAAAGTCTATGTTTAACGTCAATAGCGGTGCAAAAGATAAACTTCGTTACATCTGTAAAAAATGTGATGCAGCACATAAAGCAAATTGGAGAAAAAACAACCCACACAAACACAGCTCTACGAATGCAAGGCACTATGCTAAAAAATTAGAAAGAATGTTAACGTGGGGTAAAGAACATTTAAAACCAGAAATAGAAAACTGGTACAAAAGAGCTAAATTAGCTACTATCTTTATGCAAGAACTTTATGAAGTAGACCACATTGAACCACTCCAAGGCAAAGAAGTATGCGGTTTACACGTACCATGGAATTTAACATTGCTAACTAAAAAAGAGAACATAAAAAAAGGAAATCGACGTGTTAACACGCAACCAGCTGCACCAATACCAACAGGAACTGATTCACAAGGCGAAGTCTATCCCGAACTTGGGACTATTTCTACCGCCGGGTTTGGGCAAAACAGCAACAACTCTGACGATTATCTCGGAGCAGTTCAAGGGGAAAACACTTATCATCGCGCCAAAACGGGTAGCGGAGACAGTGTGGGACACGGAAGTCAAGAAGTGGGAACACCTATGTACCCTCCGGGTTTCAAAGATCCTTGGATCGACTAAGCAACGAGAGGCTGCATTAGAAGCTGAGGCAGACATATACCTGATTAATCTTGAGAACGTGGCTTGGCTTTGTGAGCTTTCACTTAAGTTAGTGTTCACTAACCTAATAATAGACGAAAGTTCTCGTTGGAAGTCGCCTCAAACCAAGCGTTTTAAGGCACTTAAGAAGCATTTAAAGGGGTTCTCACGGCGTTTAATCCTCACTGGCACACCTACCCCTCAGGGCATGGCTGATCTCTGGTCACAGGTGGGTATATTGGACTTAGGACAACGTTTAGAGACTAGCCTTACCAAGTTTAGGGATAAGTACATGACGCCAGACCAGATGAACAGGCATACAAGGGTAATATACTCATGGAAGCTGCAACCTAATGCAGACCAGATTATTAAAGATAAGATTGAAGATATATGTTTTAGTCTTAAGGCTGAAGATTATCTGCAGCTACCTAGTTGCACGTCGCTTTATCACAAAATTGAAATAGACAAACAAGCAAGGAACCAATATGAACAACTTAGAAAAGATATGGTCATTGAGATCGGGAGGGAAAAGATCACAGCTCCAACAGCAGCGACACTGGCGAACAAGCTCTTGCAATTCACCGCGGGCGCAGTGTACACAGCGGATGGAGAAACGAAAGAAATACACCGTAGCAAACTGGAATTCCTTGAGTCGATCATGGAAGAATCTTCGTCTCCCACACTGGTCTTCTACCATTTCAAACATTCACTGCAAAGACTACGTCTTCAATTCCCGCAGGCTGTGGTCTTGGACGATGACAACATCCAAGCGTGGCGTCGCGGCGAGATTCGTATGCTCCTTGCCCATCCCCAAAGCGGGGGCATCGGGCTCAATCTTCAGTGCAACGTTGGTGACACAGCACAAACGGTGTGGTTTGACCTCCCGTGGAGCTCTGAGAACTACATCCAAGCCAACGCACGGATTTACCGCCAAGGGCAAGAAAAGCCGGTTATCATACACCATCTAGTGGTGTCTAATAGCGTAGATGAGCAGGTGGTTAAAGTCTTGGACGGAAAAATAACACTTCAAGATGCTCTGTTAGATTCTTTGGATTTAGGGCGGTTTGAGTAACCTTTTTGTATTATTATATGTAGGAAAATAAATTAAAAGGTTATTTTATGAAAAGAATCAACCCAGAAACAAAAAAACCCTTTAAACAAGGCCACAAACGAGAGGACGGTCTTGTTTTTTGGGGTTACCAAAAAAAGATAAGTGCAGATGGCTACCACGGGGAAATGTGGATTAGCCAAGAAAAAATGCTAGAAAAAAAGCGGTATATTCGTGCTAAATCCCAAAAACCTAAGTACCGAGCAAGTCTTATTTTGCGCAGGGCAAAAAGTCGTTGTTTATTAAAACAAAAAGGGCAGGTAACAATATCGGTAGAAGAGATTGAACAAAAAATATTGCGAGGTGTTTGTGAATTTACTAGATTACCATTTGATTTAAAGCAACCGGTAAACGCCAAAAACAACTTATACGCTCCGTCATTAGATCGAATAGACAACGCCAACCCAGATTACTCTTCAAAAAATACAAGGCTCGTTTTGGTTGGTGTTAACCAAACGTTAAACGAACACGGTGGAGAAGCTATTCTGCCTATCTTAAAAGCTATGGTGTCCACAATAGAAAAAAATATTTTATAGGACTCCCTAAATTTTGCATTATTATAAGCATGAAGCTAAAAACCCAAACGAAGCACAAGGTATGCGCTGTTGCGCCCCGATTATCTGACGAGGACATTGACCCCATTGAACAAGATGACATGGATACAATATCTTCTCAAGTCGTGGAAGGTTGGCTTCCTTGGGATCCAGAAGATATTATTGACATCAAGCGTTTAATTGCTGAGAAGATGCCGCAAAAGCAGCAATATATTGTTGAGGCATTTTTAGATGGCCTAAACTATGTAGACCTTGGGGTTACTGAAAAGTATTGGCGATACCATTTTATTAGAGGCATTGAGTTTATTAAAAAGGAATTAAAACTATGAGCACCTTTATTGTTGAGCATTGCATCAAGGGCAATTATGTTATGGAGACAATCACTGGAGTAGAAGATATTGATACCAGTATGTACAAAGACATACTAGGTATTTGGGTTTGTGATTCTACGGAAGAAGCTCGAGTAATGGAAAAAGAATTAAAGGAGATGCGACATGCACGACCCAGTCAACCAGCCTAAACACTACACAGCGCACCCGTCAGGCATTGAATGCATTGAGGTTACTGAGCACATGGGCTTTAATTTAGGTAACGCCGTCAAGTATATCTGGCGCTGTGACCTAAAGAAAGACGCTATGGAAGATTTAAACAAAGCTATTTGGTACATCCAGCGCGAGCTGGTCAAACGACAAGCAGATAAGGAGTGTAAAAAATGATGTTAGAAATTGACGATGATTTTTCTGATGAGATTGTCATTAGCAGTTTGGCAAAAAGCTATGTATCTATTAAACAAAACTTAAAAGATCCAGAAATGTGTTGGCATGAAGATGACAAGCAGGCATGGGAAGAATTATTGCCAGCTCTTAAAACTGTTTTGGCTTGGTATTCTTTAGATGTAGACGCAGAAATTAAAAAGGCTAAGAAAAGCAAATGAAACTATTTAGCAATTACGATCGCTTTGAATTAGAACAAGACATCATTAAGCTATGGGAAACCAACGAGGCAATTGATGAATTAATCCGCCAGCATTACGACAGGTCCGAAGGCCCGTTCTCAGACGATGAGTTTTTAAATCGTTTAGACGGTATTAAATATGTTAATGATATGAAGATCCAGCGTATATGGGACGGCTTTGAAAAGATGTTAGAAAAAGGCCAGTTCAATAAAGCAGATGAGGCAGCAGGATTAAAAAATTTAAAACCAGATACAGAGTTTTTATTTAAACAAAAGAAAGGAAGTAAAAAATGACAGAAGAGCAAATTTTAGCAAAATTAAATGAATTTCCAGCAACGGTAGAACTTGCAGTTCAAGATTGGAATGTACTAGTAAATGTACTTAACGCACCACAGCAAGTACAGACTATTGTGTTAGCAAGATTTATTGATGTATTGCAAACTCAAATTGGCCCACAAGTAGCAAAGGCACGTGAGGCATTAGATGCAGTTAAAAATGCTGACGGCGTACCAGTGAAACTGGAGGAAAAGAATTGACAGATAACTTCATTCGTAAGTTTCTAAAACACCGAGGCTTTAGCGTTGATATTCAAAAGGCGGTTGACGAAAAAACTGCCAAAATATCGGAAGAGCAGGAGATGAAGCACCGCCTGTTAGCAGAAGCTATGACTAAGCAGTTTGTCAATGAGATGATGCCCATGTTCCGAAAAAAGCTGGAAAGTGACCAAAAGGCCAAAGAAAAGCCTATTCGGAAGATTATTATCCCGGGCGATGAATAAGGGCGGATTTGGAGCGTTATTTGCATTATTGTATATAGGAAAGATGATTTTAGTCGTCGTGAGACGAGTGAGGCTTTTTGTTGTGAAAAGGGTAGCTCCCGAGGCCGGCACCGATTTGCCGGCCTAGCAACTTCCTTAACTAATCGGAGTTAAAATGAAAAAATTGAATCCTGAAACAGGAATGCCATTTAAGTATGGCGAAAAAAGAGATGATGGTAGGTTTTTTATTGGCTATATATTAAAAACAATAAACAAAAATGGGTTTTTTAGAGAGCAGTGGAGTAAAACTCAACCTAAACAAAAAGATAGTAAAAACAGAGCAGCACGTAGATGTACAAATTCTGGTAGAGCTGCGGTTCTTTTAAATGGGGCAAAAGACAGATCTAAACGAAAAAAACTTATTTGCACGATAACAAAAAAATGGATTCAAGCAAAATTAGAAGTCGGTTATTGTGAATTAACTAAATTAAAATTTGATTTAAACGCGGTACAAAATAAAAGATCAAACCCTTTTGCTCCGTCATTAGATAGGATTGATTGTAATTTAGGATATACGCCAGAAAACACAAGAGTGGTTTTAAATATTGTTAATATGGCTTTAAACGAATTTGGTTTAGAACATTTAATTTTAATTTCAAAAGCAATAGTTCTAAACAATTGACAGCCGGAAAGACGGCATTTTACACACATCACAACACACACAGGAGATTTACAATGATGAACCCGTTCGAGCTAAGATTCAGTATTTTCAACGCAGCTAAAGACTTGATGATCAAGCAACACGAAGCCAATATGGCAGCGTGGGAAGTGTTAAACAAGACAACCAAAGAAGCTGCAGAATTAGCTCCAACTTTTCCAACAACCGAAGAGATCATTGACAA